AACCTATGCCTAAACTTCTTCTTGCTTTTGTAGATACTTCAGCAGCCTTTACAGGATATTTTTGATGATCTATAATCTCATCTAAACTTCTAACTGCTAAATCACATAAATTTTCTAACTCATCTCTTTTGTCAATTGTACCTACATTGATAGCAGATAAAATACATAAAGCAACCTCTCCTTCGCCATCAATGTGTTGTAATGGATCAGTAGGTAAAGTTATTTCTTGGCATAAGTTTGACATTCTAATTAAATCTTTAAAACTAGAGTGAGTATTACAATGATCAATATTCATAATATAGATACGACCTGTTTCTGCTCTCTCTTTTAACATATTCATAAAAAGATTTGGTGCTGATATTTTCTTTTTAGATACTGATAGTTTTCTTTCTGCCTTTAAATAAAGTTCATCAAACTCTGGTGTGCCCCACTTCTCATACAATTCAGGTACTTCGTGTGGTGAAAACAAAGTTATGTCTTCTTCGTTAATAAATCTTTCGTAAAATAGTTTTGATATTTGTATAGAGTAATCTAATTTTCTAACTCTATTATCTTCGGTACCTTTATTATTTTTTAAGACTAAAATATCTTCTATTTCTTGGTGCCAAATTGGGAAGTGTACTGTTGCTGATCCGCCTCTGACTCCGTTTTGAGTACAACACTTAACAGTATCTTCAAATTTTTTGAGAAAAGGTATAACACCCGTATGTTGTACCTCACCGCCTCTAATACGTGAGTTGATACCTCTGATTCTTCCGGCATTAATTCCGATACCAGCCCTTTGGGCAACATAACGTCCAATAGCCATATCACTACTAAAGATACTAGGTAAAGTATCATCAACATCAACAAGGACACAACTAGCATACTGCCTAATAGGGGTACGGACACCAGCCATAACAGGCGTTGGAATATTAATTTTAAAAGTTGATATAGCTTCATAATATTTTTTAACATAACTCATCCTTTTGTTTTTAGGGTACTGAGCAAAGACAGTAGCAGCGATCATCATATACATAAACTGAGGTGTTTCAAATATTTCACCGTTTGATCTGTCTTGTACCAAATACTTATCAATTACTTGTCGTAAACCAGCGTAGGTAAATGTATAATCTCTTTCGTGGTTTATCCAATTTTCCATTCTATCAAAGTCTCTCTTATCATACCACTTTAAAATATTTTCATCATAGACTTTTTTATCTACGGCCTTTTGTACGTGTTCATAAATGTGTGGGTGATCCCATAGTTTATCAATAACTTGTTTTCTTAAACTATAAAGAAGAAGTCTAGCAGCCACATATTGATAATTTGGATTTTCTAATGATATTAAATCAGCAGCTGACTTAATTAGTATTTGTTGAATACTATCTGTGGACATACCGTTGTAAAATTGTAGACCACTATTCATCTCTATTTGAGATGATGACACACCTTTAATATCTTCTACGGCATATTCCACCATATCGTGGATTTTTTCAATATTAAGAACCTCATTACCACGAGAGCCTCTTTTTACCACATTAATAATTGCTTCAGCTGGCGCCATTATACCTCCTTTGTTTTCTTCCAGTAATTTAATTTTGTCAAAGCAGATAACTTTGAATAAGTGTTATTACTTATAATATCTTGTAATTGTAATTTTGTCAAGCCTGATAGTATCATATCATTTACATCTTTTAGTTGTAAGTCTTCAGGCCAAATTACAACATTAAAATTTTGTTCTATCACTTTATACATTCTTTTAACTATCTCTTTATTACGAGGTTCGTTATCAAATATATATGTAATCTGATCGTTAGGAATTTTATTTCTTAAAAAAAGATCAGCTCCACCAGCAGCCAAACAGTTATCAATAAATAGACTATCAATCGGGCCTTCCGTGATGTAGATAGGTTGTTGAAAATTAACTTTATCAAGTCCGTATACCTTTTGTTTATTTTCATCTAACTTAATGGTCAGATATTTAGGTTGTTCTTTACCAAAAGCACGACCTTGAAAAGCAAATACTTTACCAGTTGTATCATAAAAAGGTATAATTAATCTAGGATGATCTTTAATAACTTTGTAAGTATTAGGTTTTACTTCATTTACTAAAGTCATAAACTTATCACTCAAAAATAATTTGTCAAAACACTTTTCAGGTATTTTTCTATTGTCACAATATAATCTAGCAGGATGATCCTCAGGTAAGTCTTTTATGGACTTTAGATCATCTATTGGTGTTTGATCTTTAAACTTCGTTGGTTTAAAATCAAACTCTGGTTTCGGTGTCGCAGGTGCCGATTTTTTATATCTTTCTAAAAGATATGATTCGTATAATTTTGGGTCTACAAACTTTATAAAGTTTGCTAAATTTTGTCCTTGGCCACAATTATGGCATTTAAAAAACATATCATTTTTTACTCTGTAAAGATATGCTCTTGCTTTTGTTTTAGACTTTTGAGAATCACCACAATGTGGACATCTAAAGTTAAATAGATAGTCAGTTTTCTTTTTAAACTGGCTTAATCTACCTGATAAATCATTAATGAATTTTAGATCAATATAACTCGACATAGCAATAATAGTAATATACTATATATGCTACAAAAAGTCAATGTTAGGAGCCATTCATCATATGTAATAATGGCATTAAGTTTTTAGACAGTATCCAACCTACCGCTATGAAACCACCAAGTATTATATACTTGTATTTCTCCAGCGTTCCTACACGGTCTCCTATATCATTCCTTAGTGATTTGATCTCGTTAAGTAACCTTTTCTCTGTAAGGTTTATATGGTCTGTTAACTCACGGTTGACTCTCTCTATCTCGTCAGCTCTTTCTCTTATTTTATTGAAGATAACCTCATCAACCTTTTCTGATTGTTCTAGTTTTTCTTCGTGTACGGCCAACATAGACTTTATAGAGGTAGATAAATCTGTTAACTTTTCAATAGCCGTGTCAATACGAAGATTAATAGAGTTAATATTTTCTATCTCTTTTTTAAGTCCTTCTAATTGGATCTTAATATCTGTTGTTCCGTTTTCTGCCATTAAAATTCTCTTTCAATCCAAATATATATTGACCAGTTGTACCATAATAAAAGACCTGATATTAGTATTAAATTGATTGTTCCGTAGTCCATAAGTTATTTCTCTATTGTGTAAATGGTTACCTTGTTTGATTTACCCTTTACAGTTACCTCGTCTAATTTTTTGAAATTGTATAATGTAGATATATCTTTGTATGTGTCTTCTCCGACAACTAGCGTGGCGTCATAGTTTTTAGAAACTCCCTCTAATCTACTTGCCAAGTTCACAGAATCACCAATAACAGAATAGTCAAACCTTTGTTCACTACCCATATTACCCACAATACATTTTCCAGTATTGATTCCTATACCAATATTTATGTTATTGTTATCTCCAAACCCATTATTATTATTTAATTCTTTTAATTTATCTATCATTTGTAGTGCTGAATTGATTGCTAATTCTTTATGATTTGCTGTGTCAATAGGTGCGTTCCAAAATGCCATAATACAATCACCCATATACTTATCAATAGTGCCATTGTTTTTCATTATTATGTTTGTCATTGGCGTCAAAAATTTGTTTATTACTTTTGTTAAATCAGCAGGATTACTTTGATACTTTTCTGACAAAGGAGTAAAACCTCTTATGTCACAAAATAAAAATGTAAGTTCTTTTGTTTCGCCACCTAGTTTTAACAAGTCAGGATTTTGTTGTAATTTCTTAACCATTTTTGGTTCTAGGTAATGTTCAAATTGTTTCTTAATTTGTAATTTTAATCTATTCTCTCTAGCAAAGTTATTATATATTAAGTGTGTCCATACAATAGTCATTATAATCGCAATAGATGACCAGTCTGTAATTATCATTTTACTATGCCATAGATAGCCAGCAGATAAAGCAATATCAGCATAAGCACCTACTAATAATATAGCTGACCATAACAATCCTACTCTAGGTATAATATACACAAATAAAATTAAACCTATTATTAATCCTATCCACTCTAATGTAGGTAACCAATCAGGTCTTGTTATATACTTACCTGATAATAAAGTTTCAGTTGACATTGCCATTATATCGTGTGGATTTTTTAAACCATTAGGTGTTAATACAAATGTTGATCCTTTAAATGTAGCACCTATGAATACTATCTTACCTTTTACAGCTGACCAATCTAAATCAGCGTGATCTATTCTAGGTATTTGATGTCTAAAATCTATCCATATATCATCTTGTTTAGGTATTTTAAACTTAATAATTTTTAGTATTGTTTCTGGTACAGAATTTTCTAAAGGTAATTTTCTAATAGTACCATCAACATCAATAGGTACATCTACATTACCTACACCTAATACTTTTCTTTTTATACTGATTAAATTTTTTGCGTCTTTAGTTTCTGTTAAGATAACAGGATACTTTGAGATCATTTTCAAAAACATATCATCACCACCTAGTCTATCTTTATGTACAAAAACTACATTTAAGAAAACTAAAGCAGCACCATTTTGATATGCTTTGATTATACTACGACCTAGTTGATCTCTCTTCCACGGCCATTGACCATTTTTATTTAATGCCTTATCTGATATGTCTATTAATACCAAACTTTTAGATTGATAATTAGTACCAAACTTTTGGTATAAATCAAATGTTTTTAAT